TACCTCATGGAATAGTCTTTCGCAGTCTTTTTCAACGTCCGCCCAAAACCGCGCATTGACGCCTTTCATTAAATATTGCGCTCCGATTGAGTTAAGTTCATTGTCTTTTACCAATGTTTCTGGTATGTCTACTATTTCACACATCTTATCCATTACGTCTTGGCCTTTGCCTAATATGTAGCTATGGGCTATGTACCAGCGACAATCAGATCCATACCACTTATCATCTTCAAGGAACTGCTCCCAGTTTATCTTTTTGGTAAAAGCTATGTCGCAATCATGATAAAGGACTGCCTCTTGCTCTATGTATTGATGCGCTGCAAAGTGCTGCTTTAAGATATTAGGACGTATTGAAGATATGTAATGCGAAGTTTCTCTGGTATCAGAATAAAAAAAGAACCTTGCAGGATAATTGGCAGCTAGTTTAGTCCACTCCTCCGGAATAACATCATTTATTTTCCAACAAACAATATCTATCATATTAGGATTTATTCCCATTTCAATAAAGTTATTTATCATAACTTCTACTTGCCATGCGTAATAAAGGGAAGTTGGTTGAGCGCAAATAAATCTTAGTTTCATGTATTTTTTTTCCAAAGTTAAACGAGTTAATTAAATTAAAAAATTATTTTTTAGTGTTTAACTATTAGCTGCTTCTTGTCTATGAATTTGTAAATAAACTCAGCTATGTGACCTGATAACCATGCTCCAGCTTCATCATCTACAATACCTCTGTCACTTTTTATTACATTAACCATGTGGTAATTTTCATGTGATAGGGTATTGTGGCTTAAATACTTTTGTTCTATAATCATGTAATAGACATCTATGTCTGGGGTGATAACTGTACCTTCTGCATCTCCTTCAAACATCTGCTCCATTTTATGCTTTTTGTATACTTTATTAGCTTCATTGATTAATGAATCTGTAATAATAAGTACCACCTTGCAACCATAGGTAGATATTTTTAATGTAGAAGTTAGTTTCATTGGTCATTATTTATTATTCTATTAATATACCAAACTGCCTTTTTTAAATCTTCCTTACCACCTTTTCGTTTCCACCTCCACAAATACTTTATAGCATTGCCAGTAGCAAATGCTTCATCTCCTTCCAACCCCTTTACTGCTTCCTCAATTGCATCTATGCACTCTATCTTTCCAGCATTGTAATGTGCTGGGTGATCAACCTTTTCCATTATAATATTTTACCCTGAAATATACGCTTATTCTTAAATTCAAAGTCCTCTCCATTTTCATCTAAATCTACTTCTGCAAAGCCATGATTCCATTTGTTTAATGGCATGTATGCAGGGTGAAGTTCCGACAAACAGCCAAGACTCCAAGTAGTAACCATTTTACCAGAAAGGGTAGGTTCAGTATGCTCACTTGTTTGGTGATTATGCCCCTGAAAACAACTAACTTTAGATTTAAGGAACAGGCCTCGCGCCGGATTTACTGGGGCAGATATACCGCCAATATATTCGTGACCATGAATACCCCACAAGTTATTCAACTTCATAGGTCTTTTATCTGCTATGACTTCAATACCTCTGGCTCTTGCCTTGATGATATTTTGAAATTCAAACTCCTCAATACCTACCAGCTCTGCTGCTTTCTCATAAAGAAAATGCTCATATCTCTCCTCGTGATTTCCAAGTTTAAAATAGATTTTACATTTTAATTCCTTTTCAAACACATCAAACAAAGCCTTGAATGTATCAAGTTCTAATTTGAAATTACGTTTCTTTGGATCTTTAATAAATCTACTTAGCCTATGGCAGTCTATTGTATCTCCGTTTAATAACAAGGCATCTGGCTTACTTTTCTTTAAGTAATCAAGTGCAGCAGTTATGCTTGAAATGTTGTGGTATGGTACATGAATATCAGACAATATAGCTACTCGCTTATGTCCTTTTATTTCATAGGGAATGAAATCCGTTTCATCGCTATCAGGCAGATTGTAAGGGTTCTTTGGTCTTTCTGGCATTTGTATTATAGTTTTGAATTTTCTATTTTCAGGCCCATGTTTTCCCTCTATGTATCTTAAAACCAATCTTGCATCTTCTACGTTTTTAAAGGTAAGATTGTTTTCAGCATACATTATTCTAGCTAGTTTCAGAGTCGGCATTTCCCAGCCATGCTTCTCTCTGTACTCTCTTGCTATGTCTGATTTGTTCATTATGCTAGGGTGCTATGAAATAAGCTAAATTTATCCTTTCTATCATCAAGACCATGAGTTCCTCCGTTCACACGCTTTGTTACTGCTACCACTACATCATGGCTATGTCCTTTGTCGCATACGTCCCATAGATTATTCTTATGGAAAAAGAAAGCTGCTGAAGTAAGTGGGTATTTGGTAGCCACTAAATCTGGATCAGCCATAATATCATCATCTACAAACTTATCAAACGCTGCGTAATTATCCTTACCAGTAAGCTGAATATAACCACGACCTCTGAACTTAAAACCATCTCCTGAAGCTTCATCACCATTACCCATGCGTCCACCATATACTTTGTTGGCAATCTTCTCTGGTTGTCTTGCATACTTTTCTGCTATTTCTGTAGTTGGGAAATATTTAGGAAATATCTTACGAAGCCCATCAGCAGAATAGTTTAAGTTTTCTTTTACGAACTTAAAGTTACCGCTTTCATGAGCGCATTGAGATAAAAAATGAGATAACCTCAATGGACCATCAATACCAAACTTTTCAATAATTAAAGGTATTTCCTCCATTACGTTTGCAGGAAGTTTCTTGGATAATGCTTCTAGTTTCATTTTATTTTATTTTAAAATCTTTATTAATACCAATTGAATATGCTCCAAAAGTTCCACCAAAGGCACTTTGCGCTCCATAACTCAAAACAAAGGAATATTCTTTCTTCATTGGGATAGTATAATTGAAGTCATACTCCATTGTTATATCTTTATGGTAATAAAAGTAACCAATAGCAGCGCTTACGCTAAATTTATCATAAATAGGAAAAGTTACCATTAGTTCTTGGTAAAAATCCTTGCTATCATAGGTCCACCAGCCACTATTTATTCCAATGGCAGTATTTCCAAAATACTTACCCACCTCAATAGTTCCGCCCAATAAATTTTTAGTATCATTCAATGGTGTATTAAATGCTACGTTGGGAGCTGCCATAACATAGTATTGGGCGTTTCCCTCTAACGCAAAACATAAACATATTATTGCTATAAATCTCATTTCTTTTTATTTTTAACGGCAGCTTTCTTAATTGGTTTTTTAACAGCTCTTTTGGTTGTCTTTTTCTCCAACTTTGGCTTCTTAAACATATCATATATAATAGATCCTAAAAGCGCAATGGCTAGAGCAATAGCTCCTATCATGAAGTTGGAAAACTTATTAAGAAGGGTTATCATTCCTTTGGTTTCTTTAGCCCCTATTGTTGTTTGAATGTCTATTAGGTCATTTACATACTCTAAAACAGGATAAATTCTTCTATCCATTTCTCTGGCTTCATCATCTGTAACTATGCCATCTGCTGATATTTGAGCAAAATAATTGTCGGCAGAATCTATATACTTTTGAGCTTTGTCGCTTACTTCTTTTTCTTCTCCAGTCTGGTATGTCTTTAGATAGGCAGCCCACATTGTATCTGTGATTTCTTTTTCCTTTTGAATAGAAACTAAATCAATCTTACCGCCCTTTATAACTTTAATTTGGTCTTGTATTGCTGAGCCGTAATAATCAAACTTTCGGCTCAAATAAGGCTGCGGTACTAATCTATCTTCATAAACACTAGTCGCAGTATTTTTTATGGTGTATTCTACATATTTACCAAACCCAGCAATAGCTAGAATTATGCCAGTTAATATGATTAATAGCGTATTTTTCATCGTTTTCTTTTAGCTTTTGGTTGTTCTTTTTTCATAAATGACATAGGATCGGATGCAAATTGACCACTTATCTTTAATACTCCTTGTATTATTTCTGGACTATTCAACCCGACTAAACCATATGCAATAGCTTTATACATAGAATTAACCTCAAACTGCTCCATAACAAACCAAGCAATAAGCGAGGCTATCATAGAACTTATCATTTTTTTAGCAACATCCTTACCCGACTGCTCTTCATTAGTGGTAACAAGTCGAGCTACCATACCGGCAGCCCCAATGAGTAATACAACCCATCCACCATCTAAAAAATGTGCTATAAAATTATCCAACTAAATTAAATTACTTACGATCTTCTTTATTTTGTAACAAAATTAAAATCTGCTCGTTGCTTCTCTTGATGTCTTTAATATCATCTCTAATTTCTTTCTTATCTGCCTCTAATTGACCGATACGCACTTCATGGTTTTCGTACTTTTTGCCATCATCTTCAAACTTACCGGTTAACGCAAAGTAGCCACCCATTATTGTGAGAGCAACTAATATTACCGAAGTTTTTGATTGCCAACTTCTTTCAACTTGCTTTTGAATTGTTGCTTCCATTTTTATTCAGATGTTTTATTGCCTTTAAAATTACCAATTAAATCTCCTATCTCCTTTACAGAAGCTAATCCTAAAGAAGTACATACCAAAGTTACAGTACCCCATACCAATGATTCGGCTGGAACTACATGACTTTCGCTATGTGAATTTGAATAAAGTGTCCAGTATAAGAAACCAGCACCTACAATACCTACAAGTCTTTTGCTTGAATTTGGGCTATCTGCTGAGAAAAATCCAGCTACCCAGTTAAATAATTTTTTCATATAAATAATAATATTAAGAGTACTAAAATAGCGTAAACAATAGCGAATACATACCCCTTGATATTATGATTTATACGTTTCATTTTTTGAGCTTGGTATAAATGTAAATAACAAGTAGGGCAATAAGAATAAATAGCAAGAACTTATAAAAGTTATTAGCCATTTTCTTTTTATCTTTTTCAACTATAGTTTTTGTGATTGTTTCTGCCTTTGAAATATTGGCAGAGTCTTTTTTGGTTAGCTTGGATTCAGATTGCTTCTCGCGGCTGCCAGAAGTCCAAGTTTCTGTATACTTTGGAATAGTAATCATACTATCTTTGGTTACCCATAGGGTATCGTAGTATGTAATGGTTTTTGTGAAATATTGTTCTTTTTCTATTACCTTTGTAACGCTATCATAGAACGTAACTCTCACACTATCAATGGATCTTACAACTGTACTATCCATTCTCCTCTCGGTTTTCTTAACCGAAGCGCAGCTACAGAAAAAAATCATTATGATAGCGAGTCTATTCATCTATCAAAAATAACTTTTTTCTGTCAAATTTAGCGCAAAAAATATAAATTAATAAGCGTTATACGACTTCTCCTCCACAATGTTGGACTTGTACTTTATGTTGATTTGTTTCTTGATGTCTGCCCTTTGGTCATTTAGCCTATAAACCTGCCTTGCCAAAAAGACAAACAACTTATCAAACTCCCTGTCATTTTCGCAATCCCTGAGTGAATCTTCCACCACCCATAACTGCCTGTTTATATCCAGAAGCCTATGTGTTAATGGATCTGCTGCTAAATCAGGGAAGCTTTCTTTTATTACACTATTGATGTACTTCCATTCTTTTTTAATGTTAAGTTGCTTTTGTTCGTCTAAAATTTCAAATGATTTGATGGTTAAGATGGTGTACTTGTCGGCTATTTCGCCAATGCTTACTTCTATTTTCATAATAATTATTTTAGGCAAAGATATATTTATTTAATTAAATTAATTACTTTTGCTTAATTAAATTAATTTTATGCCAACTAGCTTTCAATTCTTCAAGCAAGAAGTCAGAGATTACATTGTAGATAACGTAGCCGTAAACAAAAAGATATTAGATGTAGGCGCTGGTATTGGCACCTATTCTGATTTACTTAAAAACTATGGTTACTACATGGATTGCGTAGAGATATACGAACCCTATGTAGTTAATTACCAATTAGATAAGAAGTACAACAACGTCTTTATACAGAGTGTAGTTGGCTTCCATTTTGACTATTACGAGTTTATTATCATGGGTGATGTGCTGGAACATTTATCTGTGGAAGATGCACAAAGCATAATCAAAAAGATAGTCCATAGCGGTAAACAATGTCTGGTGGCAGTGCCGTATCTTATGGAACAGGGAGAGCATGAAGGCAATGTCCATGAAACTCATTTGCAGCCTGATTTAAGTCCGGCAGTCATGGAAACCAGATACCCAGAACTTCAACTACTATATGCCAACCAATACTATGGCTATTATGTAAACAGAACTTTCAAGCACAAAAAAGCTTATTTGTTATATGCAGATGAATCTTATGCCGACTTGGTTCAAGTATGTGTTGAATCAATCCGTAAGTTCAGTAAGATACCAATCTTAGTTTACATGCTTAACTCTGATAAAAAGATTGAAGATACTGAAACAATAAGATGGGATTGTGATGTAAAGCACCTGAAACAAAGGGCTGACTACATTGATAGATCCAACAAAAGCATCTACAAATTACTTATACAAAGACCTTTAATAACCAAACATGCACTTGAAAACTATGCTGAAACGATTGCGTATGTGGATTCTGACTCTGTGGCTAGTCCATTTGTTGACAACATCTTTAGTTTCTATAATGAAGAATCTAGTCACCCCTATTTTACAGAAGGTATCTATGAGTATCTTATGGTCAATGGTAGAGGCGGCGCTGAAAGTAGGGCGGATTTAAGCACTACATTAGAAGCACCAGCCTGTGAACTATTCAACATAAACCAGTATGTTCGTAACAGATATAGGCAAACAGGATATTATGTTGCAGGGCAAAATACCATTGAATTTTTAGATGAATGGTATTGGATGTGTAACCACCCTAAAGTATTAAAGAATCACAACTATTACGCTCCGTTCCACGAAGAAACAATACTTCAAGCCCTTCTGTATAAGCGTATGACATTTTCGGGTTTGCCATACTGCTACATTAATGGACTGCATAAAGATTTAGAATTTACTGGTCGTGATAACTTAATAGGACCATGGATTAAAGTACCTTCACATAAAGAACATCTCCTATTCTATCATGGAGAAAAGAACATTCAAAAGATTAAAGAATTTATAAATCAACTAAACAAATAACCTATGAAAGAATTAGTATGGTATCCAAAATCAGTAACATTTATTGTTAATGGTAAAAAATATGAAGGATATAAGACACCTATGAGCTATTTAATAGCTTGTATTACATGGATTAATTTACATAACCAAAACAAATAACCTATGAGAATTTTGTTTCTTGCTCCGCATTTATCTACCGGAGGTTGCCCCCAATTCATTCTTGGAAGGCTTGGTAGCATGAAGAATCACACCGACAATGAATACTATGTAGTAGAATATCAATGCCATGGATTAGATTATGTGGTACAAAGAAACGATATAAAGAACCTAATTGGTAGTAATTTTACTACCCTTTATGAAAATAAAATGATTCTATTTGATGTGATAGAGTATTTCCAACCTGATATAATCCATATAGATGAAATGTCTGAAAGATTAGATAGGGAGATGGTAAAGAAGCTTTACAACCCAGATAGAAAGTACCGAATAGTAGAAACGTGTCATGATATTTCTTTTGATCCGAATAGTAAAGTATTTCACCCAGACCTATATTCTTTTTGTACTCCGTATCATGAAGAAACATTTGCAGACTTGGAATCAAAGTACGTTACAATACTTTACCCAATAGAAGAACAGAATTTTAAAAAGTATCAAAAACTTTGGCAAAAAGAACTTGGATTTGACATGAACAAAAAGCATGTATTGAATGTAGGTTTATGGACTCCGGGCAAGAACCAAAAGGAAGGGCTTCAAATAGCAAAAAAATACCCTAATATGATGTTCCATTTTGTTGGCAATCAAGCTGGGAACTTTAAAGACTATTGGGAACCATTGATGGAATGGGTGCCACCAAACGTAAAGATATGGGGGGAGAGAACAGATATTCATACATTCATGACAGCAGCAGATATATTCATGTTCAACTCTACATGGGAATGTAATCCATTAGTTCTTCGTGAGGCGATTGGACATGGACTACATATTGTTGCGCGGAATCTTCCGCAGTATGTCGGAATGTATGATGAATTTCTATATGACATCAATACGGACTTGGAATTAGTAGCCAAATACCCTAATACTTATGTTGTACCAAAGGACAACAAATCTATTCACTTCGCGTTGAAACATCAGGAGGCTTATGAAAAGATATTAGAACTCCCAGCACAAGTACAAAAGGTCCGCATCTTACAAAACTTCATCAACCACCCTTTCCTTGAAATAAAGGGAGAAAGCGATAGTGACTTTGATGTTAGATTTTATGATGAAAATGATGTATGCCAATACCAAAATGTAATCAAAAGCAATAGCTGGGTAAGGCTCAATAGACAATACTATACCAAATGGAAAACGTATGTATATCAGGACGGAGAACTAATCTATGAAAACATATTAGACCTGCATGGTAAAAAAGTATTCATATCAATAGAAAGTAAAGCTTTGGGAGATACGATTGCATGGGTTCCGTATGCTTTAGAGTTCCAAAAGGAGCATGGGTGTAAAATTGTATTGTCCACTTTTTATAATAAAATACTGGACTATCCTGAACTTGAATTAGTAGAACCCGGCAGCTCTGTTAATTGCTATGCCATGTATAAAATTGGTTGGCACTATGATACCAGTAGAGAACCAGAACTTCCAAACACAATACCATTACAAAAGGCAGCATCTAATATTTTGGGCTTAAAGTATACCGAAATTCGCCCAAAATTATTTACCAAGAGGAATTGCCCAGAGCATAATAAATACATTACTATTGCCACTAATTCTACCACAGGATGTAAGTTTTGGATAAGGGATGAATGGCAGAAATTAATTAACCATTATACCGAACAAGGCTACAAGGTATACAATGTTTCCAAAGAGATTAATCCATTTGACAATTGCCCACAGATACCAGATACATCAATGGAATCTACAATGGATTGGATATACCATAGTACATTTTTTGTAGGGCTTAGTTCAGGGCTTAGTTGGTTAGCATGGGCTTTAGGTAAGCAAGTTGTACTAATAAGCAACTTTACTGAATTTGACCATGAGTTCCTTACCAACTGCATACGAATCACAAATGAAAAAGTATGTCATGGATGCTGGAACAAACCAGAAATAAAATTTGACAAAGGCAATTGGAATTGGTGTCCTTACAATAAGAACTTTGAGTGCCAGACTTCAATCACCGCAGAGATGGTAATAAATAGAATTAGTCGTTACTTCTAATAAAAAAAGCAGGTTCGCAGCCTGCTTAATTTATTATTACTAACATTTAAAACTACTTGTCTAATTCATTGCTTAAATCAACAATTGTTTTTGATACTACTCCCCACTTCATTTCTTTGAATAGCTCCTTTAACTTGGTAAAATCAGCATCTTCTAATTCTAATGTGGCTTTTCTTTCAAGAAGCTCATCTTTAAAATCTTCTGGCTTGATATCAAATAAGTCTTTGTGCTTTTCAACTTCACCTAATAAACGAAGTCTTTTGATCATCTCATCAACATTGAATCCTCCTTGTGTTGGATTATTAATGGCTGATTTCAATAAATCATAAGTGGTTAAAAAGGTATCTCTACCACCAATGTTTTCTTTAGCTGCTACTAGTTCAATTGATTTCATAAGTTTAATAATTTTAGCCAAAGGTAATTAATTTAATTAATTAAACAAATAAATATTAAATATTTTCCAATGGAGCTTCGGTAGTTGTAGATGTAGTAGTAGTAGTAGTAGGCTCTGGAGGTAGAGGAGGAATAAATTCTCCTGTAATAGTAAGATTCAATTGCTGGGCAACCCAATCCCAAGCATAATTGTCTGTTTGCCATTGTGCATAAGCATCACCTGTCATTGTCAAGTTACCTTGAGCAACTTGTAAGCCCTGAAATCCTTCTGCCGTTTCAGTAAACAATCCGTACCAAAAAGTAGCAGATGTGTTTAAAGTAACATTGGTAGCATAAGAATTTAAAATTACAGCTTCTTGAACTGTTCCATTGTCCCAAATTGATACTGGTTCTATTGTTTTCATTTTATTTTGTTTTTTATATTTGTAAATTTAATTATTTTTTATTAATTTTTAACAAGAACCTGAGCTACTCAAAAATCCACCATTGCTTACAATAGCCCTATACGCAGGCGATGAAGTTCCATCTGCCGTAAAAGCATACCATTGACTACCTCCTACAACTGGGGTAATAAGACTTGTGTCTGAGTAAAATCTTGTTACAGTGGCTAGTGTACTCTCCGCTGCATAAACATCTTGCCATGAGTCAATAGGCTGATTTGAACAAGCGTCAAATGCTGATCCATAACCAAACCCATACAACCTATATGTATAGTAACTTGCACAAGCAGTAAGGTTTCCTACTGTAGAGCTTTGGTTTGCGTATGTAAATGAATATGAAGATCCACTAATTATAACCTTATAATATTGACCACAACCACCTGTATCTCCATACCATAAATCTGCACAAGCTGAATCATAGAATAGCTTCATCCCATTTGCAAATGATGAAACAGGGCTATATAATGTTATTGTCAAAGTATTTGAACAACCAGCTGTTGCGTTTGCAGCTCCTCCTTCAATATAGAATCCATCATAAAAACAAGCCTCTTCATAATAAATAGTATATGAATAGCTGATTGGTCTTAGGTTGCTCTTTACAACAAGCTGATTACTAGCTTTAGCAGAGAATGGCGCATAGGAAGTATCAACATTGACGTATGTGGAAGCATCAGATTTAGTTATCTGTTCTTGACTTGTAGGAATAGTTGCTAATGCAACAAAATAACCATTTGTTACAGCATCCTTTAGATTAGTAAATGATACAGTCTGGTTATTTGCAAGTGATGCCCAACTCATTATGCTTCGTATTTTTGAAGTTTAGACTTTAATTCAGATACTTCTTTCTTTAATACATCTACCTCATCTTCAATGATTGCAATTTTAGCTGTGTGCACTTGATTATAGGAAAGACTGAGGAATCCTGCATCATTAACGCTAATTGCAGTTGATAATATATCTTTTACATCCTGAGCAAAATAACCAACTTCTTCTCTGCCATCTTTTATGTAAAGTTTAGGTTTTATCTTATCAATGCCTATTGCTTTATAATCATCTTTGATAAGTTGTTTTAATCTACTATCTGAAGATTCAAAGAACGAAGATGCAGTAACGCTACTTGCAAAAGTTGCCGTAGATATAACTTTAAATACATTTGTTAAAGTTTGTCCACCTGTTGGTGCAGTTGCCCCATAATTACTATTTGATGCAGTCCAAGTGAACTCAGAACCTTCAACTTTATAATAAGTATTTCCTGAATATGGACCAAAGTTTACATAAATATTATAAGTAGTAGAGTTTGTTTGTGTAATAATACAACTTGATGCCACTGCACTACTAAATCCCGTTTGACTTAATGTAGCTGAATAATACCAACCTGAACCATTTGGAGAACCATTACTTGTTCTAATAAATATTCTTGCACTACCATTTTGTCCCTCATCTGCATTGTAACCTGAACCACCTTCAATTGTAATAACAGCAGTATTACCACCTTGAGCAATTGATATAGTTCCTAAGAAAATCCAAGAAGATGAGCCACCTGTTACATTTATAATACCATTTGAGTATGCATATCCTTGGTTAGACCTAATTGTTCCTACTGATCTTAATGTACCATTTACATCAAGTTTAAATCCTGAATCTGTAGTAGTTCCAACTAATACATTCCCACCACTTGTTATGCGCATACGTTCGCTTGCTGTTGAACTACCAGTATAAAATACCATAGCAGCAGCATATTCACTTTCTTGTAGAGCAAATAATCCAGCAGCAGCACGATACAAGCTATTTGTGTACATACCTATACCAGCTAAATCTCCATTTGCATTATTTGAATTTACTATAATGTGACCTGCATAACCATCTACATCTAAAGGATTTGAAGCAAAAGCTTTTGAATAAACTTGCCTAAATTGACCATTTGCTTGTAATAAGCTTATTGGCGATGTAGTACCTATACCTACTCTACCTGATGAGGTTATAGCAAAATAAGTTCCAGCGCTATTCCCTATTTGGTAATTATCATTTACATAGTTATTATATGCGTTCCATTTTAAAGTTCCATTTTCATAATAACCTAATTGAGCAAAAGTATCTGTT